CTTCTTCTGTTTCTACCTTTTCAAACACCAACTTATCATCTTTTAATTCTGCTATTTTATACCCCATATTAATATACTTCTGTCTTTCATCTTCTGTGATTTTATATTGTCTATTAGCTTTTATTGCATACATAGATTATCCCTCCTCTCCATTTGCTCCTCCTCCAGCATCGCTTCCAGCACCGCTTCCAGCATCGCTTCCAGCTGCCTCAACATTTATTTTTACGCCGCCAATTTTAGACTTAATAATGAATAAATCTGTATACATTCTGTTTTGATAGAGGTATCCAAAAGCACTATCAGGAGTTTCTCCCTTGTTCCAGAGATATACATCGGCAACTTTTACTGGGGCAAGTACTGCTGATGGATGAACCAATATCATTCTAATCTGTTTTGCTCCCGTTCCAGCTATAAATCCTGCTGAAAAGTTATATAAAGTTTTCATCCTGTTTGATGGTACAGTAACTATGGATACTTCATCTAAACTTCTGACATTTCTATTTACATTAGCAGCTCCATCTGTTACGTCTAATACTCTTTGAATCTTTTCTGCATTTTTAATCATTGTATATATTTTTGGGGTAACGTATAATACTCTACCACTTTGAGGAACGGATGCTTCATCCATTTCTTCCATCATAGTATCAAATACAGATAATATATTATTTACGGTTAATGCAGTAGTGTCTGGTGTTCCTCCTAAACTTACATATTCAGAACGTAACTTGCTGTATCTGTATGCGTCTAATTCTGGTATAGCATGTTCTTGATTGAATACTGCTGTGATATTTGCTGCAGATAATACTTGATTAGTTTCGTCTACATCCATTTCATCTACAAAGAATTCTATATCTCTATCATGATCAAGAGTCATAGTTTGATAAGTATTGTTAACAGTTCCTCTATTTTTGGTTCCATCTCTTACATGGTCTTTATAACCAGTCAAAGTAATAGTTGGAACCTTAATAGTTTTAGCGTCTATGAAAGAATACTGCTTATTAGTATCTAGTGCAGAGGAAGTTAATTCCCTTGCAAATTGTTGTTGTATTTGTCTTTCAAACCTTTCAGCATAATTAATAGAAATAGTCATATATCATCTCTCCTTTACAATTATTTTTATTATTAATTTCCAAATGCAGCAGATATAGCATCATCAATTGTTTGATGATTGTTATGTTGTTCATTACCCACCTTCTGAAAACCTGGTTGTTCTTCCTGCTTATCTTGCTTTTCTTCTATAAACAAGAAGCCCTTAGTCTCTTTAAGTGAGTTGATTTGTTCATCAAGTCCAATAACTTTGCCATCTTCACTTAATACAAGCTCATCCTTCTTTATTAATTGAGATACTATATCCTCATCATGTACCTTGCCTGATAAAGCTAGTTTAATGGCATTAGTTATTTGTAAATCTTTAATCTGTCTTTGATATTCTTCATCCTTTTGCTTATTTGCTGATTGAAGTTCCTCAATTTGTCTCTTCAAATTTTCATTTTCTCCTGCTGATTTTTTCAATTCCTCCAATTGTGTATTTCTTACGTTTATTTCTTCTTCAAGTTGTTTCTTAGCTTCTGCTACTTCATTGTACTTGGATTTTGGAATGAAATACTTAGGTATTTCTTTGTTGATATTTGATATTAATTCATTTAATTTTTCATCTCCAACTCCTACATCTTTCAATAACTCTTTTAACCAATCCATCATTATTCCTCCTTATTACTCGATACTTTTTTATACTGGTAAGTGCCAGTTAGAGTTCTTCACATTTATACTCCGTGAATACTAATCCAGAGTATGAAAAAAACCTTATTAGGTCTTACTTTGCTTCTTGTTAATCAATGATAATACAACCAATGTTAAGCATATAATTAATGTTACCTATGTAGCTGTAGCCATATTATCCCTCCTAATATATTTTTTCTCTCCTATAGGCTCGTCTTAGCTGTGGATTCTCTTTCAAGAATTCCCTCATTATTCCTTGCCATTCTCTAACTTTAGCATTATATTTCTTTCGGTTTTCTTCATCTATAGAACCTTCTGCTAATCTCTTATATTTTCTTATCTGTCTTTCAATGTATCTCTGCTGTTGCTCTGCTTTATAGTATTCTAAAGCTTTTTCTTCATCTGGCACCTTGGGTAATGTAGTTATCCCTGGGAAATAAGTACTTAAGTTATGTCTGCAATTAGGCTTTTATTGGACTATATCATCATACTTGTGTATGCGGTGCGCTTCGACTGGTACGTCTCCAGCCTACTCTACTCACGAAAAAAGAGCCTTATTTAGGCTCTTGATTGCTTTCGATAGTCTCTACACTTTCTATTGCAATGTCTTCTTTATATCTCCAAATATACCCACCAGCAGTATGTCTATACTTGACACCAGCACAAACTTTATCTATACCATGAATACCTGTCTGTCTTTGTGCTTCTCTCATTGATGGATATTCTTTTTGCAATAGCTTAGCACGGGATTGGGTTGCCTACCGTCCCCCGTTAGCACTAGCTTATTTTTTCTTTATGCTAGCACACCTGCTTTGTAATGCAGTTCACACCGTTTATACTCCACCCAAACTTTGCATTCAATGGAGTAATCCCTCTTCCATAGCTTCACTTAATAAAGGATAATTGCCTACAGCTTTACTTCCACCACCATAAACATCATCAATGATTATTTTTCCTTGCCATGGTAAACATAGCTCACAAGCTGTAACATGAGCTGATACTACCACCAAATATAATCCCATCTCTTGCCTTTTCTTACCCTCTCCCATTAAATAAGCTCTGTGGTTTGCTGTCCTCAGGGCCATTTCTACATAGCTAGCAATGTTTACCTTCTTCCCATCTGAATATGTTATTGCATCTATTCCCTTTTCAAGAAAATCCTTCGTTGCCATATCTATAGCTTGTTCCAATGAAACTGTACCAGTATTGTAGTGTACTTGTGCCCTGAATATGGTTTGCCTATATACATCATCCATCCTTCTTAATACTGCTACATTAGCATTTTTAAAATCATTTTGTACAGTTTCAATTAGTGCATTGAATTTATCATCATTCATCCTAAAAAATACTTCATCTCTTGGTGTTGGTACTTCTTCCCATGTTTTTATGTTTTCTAATGCCTGCTCAAACATATTTTTTGTAGATTCATCTTCTATAGGTGGAAGTATAGGTTCTAAATCTCCTGGAAGTCTAACAAATACATCTTCTACATATTTATTTTTTATTTCTTTAATAAATTCATTGACGTTGTCTTGAGACTTTCTATAAGTATCTATCAATGTAAAGGTTATAAGTTCTTCTATTTCTTTGTCATATTTACCTATTATCTCTTGATTTTCTTTTCTAAATCTTTCTAAATCCCTTAATTTAGCAGACTGCCATTGTTCAAACTTAAAACCTTGTTTCAATTCTTCTTCTTTATGCCTTGCAAGGTTTCTTTTCATGGAAGCTATAAGGTCTAGTTCCATCTGTTCATAGATTTTACGAATATTATAGGCTTCATCCTTCTTATTTCTATTCTTCATATTCTATCACTTCTTCATATGTAGCTTGGAAAATATCAGGCTTACAAGGATAAAATTCACCCTTTATACCTTTAATAATGTAGTCGCCAGGACTTGCAATATGAACACCTTCTAACGTCTCTATTTCAAGATAATCTTTACCAACTGGTTCTCGTACTTTATCACCACAAAATTCATGAATATCTGCTGAATTTCTTCCATTGAATTGTACTGCCTCAATTACAACTGGTTTTTTTCTATACTTCATCTTCTTCACTTCCTTCTACACCCGTTTTTTCTTCATCTTTTTCCAAGCCATCAATATTAGCAGCAGGTTCATCTATTACAGTATCACCCTGCCTTATCCTTTGCACTTCTAAAGCTTTTTCTTCGTCTGTCCACGTATCTCCATAGAGTTCTTCAATGCATTGCTCAAGGGACATTATACCGTATGATTTAGCCTTGCCTACTACCTCAACAGTACTGTCAAAATCAGGGCTTGCATATTCTCCAAATGTAACGCTTACTTCATAATCTTTAGGGGTTCTTTTCTTCATATTGTCATATACTTTGAGTGTTGTATCTACTAGCAAAGGAATAGCTTCATTTAAAGTATCAATTATCTTCCCTCTAGTGTATAGGGTGGTTTTTTCTTTTTCTCTTTGAGCTTCTGCATTGTCTGTTTTCTTTAAATCTATACCTAAGGTGCTTGGTGATATAATTCCTTGTAGACACATATCCAAAGTGTTTGCATAGGACTCCACAAAAGCTTCATAGTTTATATTAGCCTGTATCTGGTCTATCTGGTCTTTAGAATCCTCTTTCATAGATGAGCCAATTTTAATAAACTGATTATCAAAAGGGTTAGGTCTCATTGCATGACCTGTTTCAGGATGTTTTGGTACCAAGTCTTCAGGGATATAGTTCTTTACTCGTCCCGCTCTTATGGCATCTATCCACTGGGATATTACCTCATCAAGTGCATCAAAGTTATCTGACTTTCTTTCAAGTATAGAGTTGCCTCTATTCTCAAATTTAGGAGATTTAAAAAACTTCATCGGCACTGCCATGATGAAGTTTCCTGCAAAAGTAACTTTACTTAGATGGGATATTTCTGGTACCTTAGATAATGGTACTTCTTTACCATCTTTATCATATAGCTTGTAGTCTATATATCCTTTACCATAGATTTCTTCTAGTTTATAGGTCTCCTTTTCGTGAGTATAATAAGCATAGAATATAACTTCTTGGAGCCTTCCTCTTTTGTATCTATAGTCAACATCAGTACCGCTGTAAAATTCAATAATCGGATATTCTGTAATCTCTGTATCAACACTTAATTTAAAGGTTCCATCTCCATCAACTAAAGTTTTTTGTATTGCTTCTCCAAGTAATTCATCAGTAAATTTATTGTCTTTAGCTATTTCATCCCATAGTTTTTGATTCTCTTCATTTTCTAGACTTATACTATCCAAGTCAGAAACAACTATATCAACAAGCTTATCTACCATTTCACCTGGTAAACCACTATGGAATTTCCTTATACTTGAATCCGCAGAAGGTACAGCAGCCCAAAACCTACTTCTACCTACATCATCTATTGCAGCTTGTTTAAAAAATTGATCTAATTCGGAAGGATCTCCTCTATACCAAATTCTATTTCTTAATACGTTCATATTATGGGATAAAGGTTCCCTAATACTTATTTGATTGTCCTCTGCTGGGATTATGTTTAATGCTTTCATTATCATATTTTTAATCACCTCTTTTAATCCCATAATTTAGCCTCCTACTCCTATCTTATTCCTAAATGGCATCCATCCATATTGTGAAGCATTAATTGTATGGTCATTCCTGTCCTCAGGCTCATATTTATCCTCTTTCCAGCTATAACTTTCTAATTCTCTAATATGTTCTTTACAATGGTCCAATACAATATAATCAGCTTCTGGTTTGTTCTCACTAACATTTAACCAGCCTAATTGTAAATGGATTCTATCTATTACTTGTACCTTCTTATAAGCATTTAAGAAGTTATATATACAGCCATTCTGCCTTTTATATTTCCTAAGCTCTGTTATAGTTGCCTGGTCCGCATTGTCTATGAATACATCCCTAGCAAATCCCCACTTCTGCCTATTTCTTTCTAAGAAGGCTACCAACCTTGGAGGGATATCGCTTGGTGCTAGTGGTATATCTAAATTGGCATTGTTGTATACCTCTTCATCCAGGATTATAAGCTGGCCCTTATCAGTTATGCCTTGGAATATAAAAGCGATAGTATCAGGACTCTCCTGAGAATAGGATGTATCTACACCGCATGAAAATACTTCAAATTTAAGTAGATTATCCTTATCTGCCATTCTCTTTTTAAGCCAATCAATAGACTTAACATTGTTTTTCCTGCTAAAGTTCGGAAATATTAAGCCTGTGGCTCTTCCTCTTAATCCCTGTATCTTGTTCTTATAAAGCTTAGTTCCTTTAGGTGCATTCGTTATAATCTGCTCTAGCTTTTCTTTAGTTAATCCTAAATTATGCTCAAAAGAAAAAAACCAATGTACCCATCCAGGTTTTGGTTCCTCGTTTAACATATTATTCAATTCTGCTGGAGCATCTGCTTTATATTCAGGTAATGGTCTGCTATGATTAATATATTCTTTATAAATCGGTAAACTAGGATCATCAGGGTTAAGTGTGCCTAATAAATAGTCACATCTCATACTTATTTCCCTTACATAGTCCATATCTGCTATGTTAATCTCATCTATATAAACGCAACCGTATTGCCCGCCCAGCGCCTTTTTCCATCTGGATTTATTATCATAGCCTAGAACATAAATTATTTTAACTCCTCTAGGTGTTTGATAAACAATATGTGGCAATGAATGTTCTCCTTTACCACTTGCATTGTATTCTACTAAACTACCAAATATATCAATTATCCCTAGATCCTTATTGATTATATTCTTTTCTATAGTACCTAGATCCAATCCACTTAATACATGCAGTTTTTTAGGACTATCTGCTACTTTTAGCATAAACTTAACTATACCAACAGTAGTTTTTCCGCTAAACGTAGTCCCTTCCATAAATTCTACAGGTGCATCATGTTTGAGGAATGCTTTGTACTTATCTGATAATAATAATTCTTCTGCCATGGTATCAATCTCCCTTTAGCTGTCTTAAGATTGAATCTAGTTTTTCTGTTCCTGCATTTACATC